CGTATGAGAACACGTGAATATGACCGCTCGCAGGTTTTGGAGCCAGAGTCTGTACGCACCATGATCGAGTCGGGCTATCATCTAAAACTTGATGGCACGATCGAAATGGTCAACAACTCTGTTCCTATCCTGTGGGGGTTATCTGATCGTCAGTACGGGTTCTTCATCGACGATCCGAGCCGACCGCGTTACAAACGCTTCGGCTTTGCGAATCGATGGGAAGAACGTTGCACGCCAACACCAGGAGAGCAAGTAGTTCATAACACAAACTACAATGCTATCGGAAGTGGAGACGACAACACTCACCTAACCGTGTGCGATGCTCGGCCGTGGCTCATGCCAGATGCTCTCTGCGGTCTTAGGTCTAATACCCTAAGTGCTGAAGAGATCACTGGTACGCCCTGGCCTTATCGTTTCAGGTCTAGGTTGTCGCTAAACAACAGTGTCCAACGCGCTCGGCAACGGTTGAACCAATATAATGGTTCCATCGCTGAGACCTTCGGTGAAATACCGGAGACTCCCAGGCTGTTCTCGTTGATCAATACTGCCAGGGGCCTACGATCTAACCTTACCAACTTAGCGTTGGGCGTTAGATTCGGCTGGCTGCCTGCGTATAGCGCGTTTCGCGACGGTTTAGCTGAACTGTCTAAGTGGCGCAGTGGAGTCGACGCAGTGCGTCGCCTTCGCGGCATCACTAATGTGAGTTATCGTGTGTCTGACGATTGGTCAATGATCGAGGTCAATCCGGACTACGTAGTTTACAACGCGATACCTGGTCACCGCTATGAAACGCGGCGCCACTTCGAGTTGCTCTCCCATGAAGGGAGTATCTCATACTCAGCCGTCGTCGACCTGAAACCATTGTACGACGAGCGCTCGTGGGACATAATGTCCCGCCTTGCGCGCGTCGGTGCAATACCGTCTTTGAGGACCTTTTGGGAATTAGTTCCCAGAAGTTTTCTCGTTGACTGGTTTGTGGCCGTCGGCGATGTCATCAGCGATATACAGGGTAACCTGTTATATAGCATGGACATCAAGCAGCAGTGCTGGTCTTGGAGAATCCATGATCGTATAGCTGCATGGGAAGTCAGTCCGTTGGACCAAAACCATTTAACCGTGCAAGAAGTCAAGGCCTTTTACAGGTCTGAAACTCCTCCGCTCGGCTCATGGAAAGTCCCGCGTATTGCTGTACCCACTGATCTAGGACGTCTGTCTTCGCTTGCCCTTCTGGTATCACAAGTGATCCCGGATAGGGGTGCGTCGCTTCGTTCTATTATGCGCCGGATCAAAAGATTCGGTTACCGTTAACCAAACCGCGACATTGTCGCATAACAAAAACTAACCATGTCCCGTACGATTAACTCGGTGGCTTATAGCCTGCAGGGTACTGGTGAGGGTAACGCCATTTACGGCGCCGCTCTTTCCGGAATCCCTACGACCGTCCGATTCCAATCTCTTGCTGCGAAGCAAGGTGGAGTCTCTGGCATTCGAACCTCCCGCGTCGTGACCCAAAAGGTCAACGTCGATGGTATTGGTCCGGTGCCCGTCGTCGAAACGCATACGTCCTTCGTACCCCTCGTGGCTGCCAGCACTGACGCGCTCACTGCGCGTGGCGTGCTGAAAGCTTTGATGGGCGAGGCGACGTACGACGCCGGCATTGGGAATCAGTCTGTGGAATAATTTCCACTCTGCGTCCCGGGGCGTAGCCTAGAGCTAACTTGTACGGAATAAGGTCACGATGTAAAACATCCTATGAATGTATCAAGAATACTCCATAAAGCACTAGTACAAGACATACTAACCGGACACGGAATCGACTTCTCATCCCTACTCTCTCGTTCCAGTATGGAGCGAAAAGAGATGGATAATCATTTGACTCGTGTTCTAGATGAATACGGATCTCGTGATGATTTGTATCGTGACTGGCCGGAAACCTACAAGGTATCAAACGACTCACGTCTTTTGAAACTATATAGGACCCTGCTCGTCTACGATTACAAGGTGAAGGTTGAACCGTCCAAACAGTCAATCAATGAAGCTATCAAATCGTTTCTTGAACGTAATCACGCCTGTGCTCGGTGGTCTAGGCAAAGCTCCACTACGTGCCGAAGTGTTGGTCGTGGTGACCGTAATCCAGCTTGTGCTGGGTACGTTCACGACCTCCTCACAACGGCTCGGTGGCTCTGCTACCGACGCACCAGTGGTTACAGAATCCCGCTGACGCCCGGGCACGGTCCTGGGGTAACATCGAATGCTGGGTCTCGCCGTATTGATAAATACGCGAGTATCCAGCGCGACGTCCCCGCGTCCCTGCTTAGGTTCAGCGAGTGGTTCGTGCCATCACCCAGCTTCCACGACGACTTTCAGCCTTTAGGCTGGAAGTCTGAGTGTAAGCTTCGCGCCGTCCCTAAAGACGCACGCGGTCCCAGGCTTATTGCCCCACACTGTGCTTCGCACATGTGGATGCAACAGGCTGTCGCGGACAGGTTATGTCAGCTCCTCGTAAAACAGGAACGGTGGTACAAGTACCACCCACTGTACGACGAGATGCTGAGCACGATACAGTTCGACGACCAGCTAGTCAATGCCGGCTTGGCCCTTTTCGGGTCAAGTCGTCCTGGGCTATATGGTACGTTAGATCTCAGCGACGCAAGCGATCGTATACCGTGGCTGCTCGTATCGACATTAATGCCGAAACGGGTACGCCGCGATCTACAGGCCGTCCGCGCACGCGAGATCATTCTGCCTTCAGGCGAACGAGTCCGGTTGCATATGCACGCCCCGATGGGGTCTGCATGTTGCTTTCCGGTCTTGTCGCTAGTGGCATGGAGTGTATCGTGTGCTGCAATATGGCTACTCAAACATAGCGTAAGTGAGCTCGGGCGGAATACAATTCCTTCTGAGTTCGATAGCGTGTTTGTGTTTGGCGACGATATAGTTATCTCGCCGGATCACATCGCCACCGTAACAGAAGCCTTCAGACTCGTTAACATGTCAGTTAACGTGAAGAAGAGCTACTGCGGCGGCGGAGGTTTCCGCGAGTCCTGTGGCCTCGACGCATATAATTGCGACGAGGTTACTCCGATTCGACTTAGAGTCGATGGAGTGTCGTCTGTATCTGACCTCACGTCCCTCGTTGCGCACCATAACCTGTTGCGCGAGGAGGGGCTTACGTACACCGCCAAAGCATGTGCTGATCTCATTGAGATTAACGCAGACTTGTTGGGCGTCCGCCACCTAATCGGGGCGACGAACGACGAGCGGTATAAAGCGTCCGCGCTCATCCTTGATACGGATTCCGCTATTAAGTGGAACCGCCAAGGTGATGTTCGCGTACGTTTTAATAAGAAGCTCCAGCGTCGCGAAGTGCGAGCGCTGGCTTATCAAGATACGTATAGCTACGTGAACTCGGACTTAGACAGCAGAAGCCGTCTATTCGAGGGCGTCCTAGGAAATAGGGCGCGTCAGATCGCGGGGTGGGCGAGAAATCGCACACGTCCGGTGGCTAT